CATTTGTATGAACCATGGTGTCGCCATGTAATCGTCTTTTGTTTTACCTGATGATTTGAAATCTATGATTGCAAGTTGGTCTTCAAATAGTCCAACACAATCGACTCGACCTGCCATTTTTAATTCATGTGAATATAGAGGTGCTTCTAGAGCAATTGGTGTAATGCCGTCTAAGACAGGTTGAACTGCCTTGAACATACCTTCTTGTAGTATGTTATCAAACTCAATGTATTCTTTTTCTTGTCTTAGATAGTCTTCTATATGTTGATGAAACTTTGTGCCTCTATTTGTTGCTTGTTTAGTAATCTTGTTTGCAGTCTCTTCTCCGACTCGTTTACGCCAGAGTTTAATTTGTTCTTTTGCTCTTAGACCAACAACTGTTGTGACACTTGGATACTTAGCATCGTTTTCACCAACATAAAATCTTTGACCATTCTCTGAGATAGTTTCTAATTGTATAGATTCTAAGTCACCGAGTTCGTACAGATTTGTTTTCAATTTTGTCATAATGTATTATACTACTTATTTCTTTGTTTGTGAATATGTTTTTTAACAACCTCTTTAGTCTTAATGTCTTTGATTGATTTGTTTGTGTTCAATGGTGAACCTGGATGACCTTCGCCAATCTTAGATAAGACTTCTTTAAACCCACTATCAGTTTTGATTCTATCACCATGACCACCTACGATATTAGGGGCGCCAATGATTTCTTTTACCTGTGGATTCTTTTTAAGATACTTGACTTTGTTATCATAAGACATCATAAGTTCATATGTCTCATTTAACTCTGAGTTATAAAATTCGTAAAGGGGCATTAAGTTCTCGGTAAGTTTTGTTCAACGATATCAAGTACATCTTGTTCTTTATACCAAAGACCAGAATAGACTTGTTTGTGACCGTCATTCCATTCTACATGATATCTTTTATAACCAAAGGGTCTATCACTAAAGACTCTACAATCGCCGTAATTTTTTATTAATATTCTCCTAACATAAATGCAGGTTTGTCTCGTTTAGTCCACACTGCGAAGTCTCTCTTATATTTATTGTAATATTGTTGATACGCTTTTACTACATCACTTGACTTGACATCATCTGGCATTGCAGGTGGTGGGGGTGAAAACGGACCTGTTGTAATATTAGTTGGTGTTTCACATAGAACATTTCTAAGTTTTGAATCTGTTAGATGTTCTCTGCCATATCTGAAAGTATACTCATCACAAAGGTGTGTAAACAACTGATACAAGAATTCATAATTGCCTGATGTTTGTCTTGCCCATACAGCAGTAGGGTGATTCAGGTGTGACGCCTTGTATAAGGTGTTTTCTAAGTTAGAGTTTGGCATACGCCATCTTTTGATTCGTCTGCCGTTTTTAGATAACGCCTCGTATTGGTCGCCATCTAACATACGATGTGCTGTAGACATCAACTGAGCATACTCAATAATCATTTTAACAACATGCTTGTCACAATGTAATTCAGCACATGGTTTGGGTTCTTCGTGTAAGTAAAATAAATTCATAGGTCTAGTATATCATAAATTAAGTTCATTGAGAACCTGTTTTGTTATTTGTAAAATATGTGGTCGGTAATTTGTACTGTTTCATTCAATGTTTCTGCCCAATAAGGTTCGACCATAATTGAATGATAGTGTGTTGCACCTTCTGTAATATCAGGATACTTACCCATAATTACATCTTGAGCAATTAAATATGATTCGAAGAATGTATCAGTGTCTAAAGGTTCATCTGACTTACCATCACAGAACCAACTGAACTGACATTGATTACGAATCGGCACTTGATTGCCTTTCCAATTCTCACGCCACTTTGCTTGGTAGATAACGCCACAAATATCTTTTGGGTAAGAACTATGTTCCATTCTATTGAGAACTACATGTGCAACTGCGACTTTACCTGCGAGAGGTTGATTACCTGCCTCAAAGTAAATGTTTTTTGCCATACAAACTGTCTCACCATTTTCATCAGCGGCATTGACCGTTTGTGGCAACATCATAACGAACATTAAAAAGGCACCAAAACCCATGCCGTATAAGAATGCTTTGAAAGCATCTTTCTCTGTATGTTTATGTTGCATATTAATACCCGCCGGTTGTATGTGCATACTCATCAGCACAATCTTTCTCACCACAAACACAATAACCTGGTAAAGGTTCATCTGCTGGGTCAGGTGCAAACTCACTAGGGTGTTTGACACCATATGTTTCTAAATTGTAAACTTCTTCTTCGGTTAGTTTACCGCCACTTGTCTCTGCAAGTATCTTATAATGATTAAGCATAACTCTCTCCTAATTCTGCTGGGTCTAATTGACCGTTAGCAATTAATGATTGCTCATGTAAGTAAGTTTCTGAGATTAACTCATTGAAACTACCTTGAAAGTAAATATCTTCCTCAGGAGTTCTGAGATAGTCTTCAAGGTATAACTTCTCAATAGTAGTAATGTAATCAAACGAACCTCTAAGTCCGTTGTACCTGTTAACATTCTTCATGACCTCAGCAGCAACTGATGCTTCAGTCACACTCGGCACCTCATAGTAGGCATGTTCGCCTGGACCATAAGCATCTTCCTCATAGATTTCTCTGGTCATTTCAGCATGAACAACATAAGTTGAACCACCCTTGAACTTATGGAAGTTAGAACCATACTCTTCAAGGTTCTGAGTGTTTACAATGTATACAAATTTTTTCATATTAGTCTCCTTTAAAATCAAAATTAGCCCAAAACTCATCGGTTTCTTTTTCTCTTAGTTCGCAAGAAACTCTGAGTTGTCTTGGTGTTATCATTAGTGCCTCACAGAAATCTAACAACATGTCACCAAAAGGTATACTGTTATTAGAATGCCATCTTACGATGTCACCTGGTGCAACATAAAAATCTTTAGCATATTTGTTGACTGCATCTTCTGTAGTAGAAAAGGTGCCTGTCACACCCCACCTTGAATAGTGTCTACCTGCAACAGTCATGTTGTCTTTGAATCTTTTTTTGTATTCTCTAAACTTCATAATGTCTCCTTAAATTAAGTAATCTGGACCAAACACTCTATGAGTTGGGTAAGCCTGACCAATCTTATAACCTTCGAAAACATTGCCTCTTGGTTTGTTCAAAGCAGGAGCAGCCCAACCTGCAGCTTTGAGAACATCACCGACTGCAAACTTTGGATTTGCAATGTTGATAAAACCCCAAACAGTACTAGGGTGACCGTCTCTGGTTTCTATAATTTTAATATATTTTTTACCGATAGAATAATCGTGGGCAGTATTATCATCTTTGGTATGGGGGTAAACTTTATACAGTGCCTCTGAAATATCAGAACATAATTTCTCACAAGCATCAGCAAGTTTGGTTGCATTTTTTAAAGTATCTTTATTCATGAATTCTCCTTTTTTATTTCTCATCATGGTTATATGGTACAAAAAAAGTGGACCTATTGTCAACCCCTACTCTTTGATAAATTTTTTCTTGTTGTCTAGATAATGCAGGACTGCATTCTTCTCGTTGATTGTTAGATGATTGACACTATTGAATCGAGACCAAGGTGTGCCATATGTGACCATCTTATTACCTGCTGTCACAGCGGCATTCCATAGTTCATCATCTTTTGGGAATAGTTTGTTTTCTTCACATAGGGTTATGAGTTGTCGCCCTATCTCGACAATTTTCTTGACCTCTTTAGGGTCATCGTAATATGATTTGTAAGTCATTATGTTTCTCCGTTAGTTTTGATACTGTTAAGTGTATCAAAAAGTGAGACCCATAATCAAGTGTTTTTAGATATTTTTTTGGAGTTCATTCAGTTCTTCAAGTTTCTTTTGAAGAATCTCTGCCCTGTTGGGCCAATAGATGTAATCTTTGTCTGAGTCTTTTGCAAGGTTCTCTAACAAAGGTCTAATAAAGTTATCTAATTTTTCAATAACTTCTGTTGCTGTTGTGGTCTTCTCTACAATCTTTGTGTCTACTGATGCAAGTTCATCAGCGTCCATCGCTGTAAATCCGAAATCGTTGTATTCAATACTCATACTATTATTTAGTATGTTTTGGGTAATTATCCCAACGATAAAATTCTTTTCTCTCTGAGTGCCAATACCAACCTTTATGTTTCTGTTCGTTTTGAGGCGTATTAGACTCGTTGTATTTTGACATGTCGTTCATATTCTCCATCTCCGTCAACTACGGTCATTGTATATTTACCGAGTTGA